GTGCAACGTCAAATGACTCTTGAATCTCTGAACGAAGAACCTCTTCACGCTCGCTAAGTGCGGCGGTAAAGATGGTTGTTGCCTTGTTGCGGAAGTCTTCTGATAGTTCTTCGCCACCGAAAAGAGCGTCCATTGCTTCAGCAGTTGCTTTAGCAGAAGATGGCTTAGTTGCAACTGTTCCAGCGTTCTTAGCGGCGTCTCCGTCACCAGCGGCTGGTTCAATTACCTTTGCTCCCTTATCACTTTCAGCATCTCGGTAGATATCATTATCTTCAATGCTATCAGTATTAACGGATGGTGATGCCTCTGGCTTTTCGCCTTCAGCGTCAACATTGGTTGCACCCTTCTTCTTGGGCTTTACTTCATCGGTTGCGACCTCATCGAGAACTTCTTCGTTCTCAAGTATGGCTCTTGCTGTTTCTAGGATGTCTTTGTCGGACATTGGAATCTCCTTTGACTGTTTAAAATGCTACTATATGTATATTTTTCAAAAATTAGACAAGAAATGTTTGAATACGATTAGTTTGGCTTCTTCAATTTGGTTCTTATCCTTTGCAGATAAGACGTACTCCTTGTATTGCTCAATAACTCTAGGTTGAAGAATGCCATTCTCCCATACCCATTCCTTACCTTCCATAACGCCATTCACAAAGGCATCTGGTGCAGAAGGGTCTGCAACGATATCAACAGCAGCCAACATAAAGTCCTCTTGGACTTCATTGACTCCATCATCGTTCTTCTTGAGAGAACCCATACCGCGAGAAGAAACACCAAGTTGTGCGCCCTCGTCGATAAGGTTCTTTACAATATTCCCATAAGGAGTATCTAAAATTTTTGCTTTACCCACAATGTTATTGCCGTCTTCTTTAAGTTCAGTGATAATGTGGGAAACTCTCTCTAGATTGAGAGTAGGTCCTTCGGGGTGACCAAGTTCACCCATTGCTCTTTTGCTTTCAACGAGTTCTTTAGTATAACGAGAAACTTCCTTCATAAGAGTATTCTTGGGATAGACTCTTCCGTTTCGGTTCTTCTGCTCAGACTGCATAAAGATACCTTCAATGAAGTGGCTTTTCTTACCAGTTTCTTCATTTGCTTCAACGATGTATTTTACATCTTCGGTTGTTTCTGTTATTAGTCTCATTTCATTCCTCGCTAGTTGTAGGCTCGTAATCAACTGGGTCGGCGGTAACAGGTGCGTCGATGACATCTGCGTGAGGGTCAACTGGGTTTCCGATACTCTTTGCAATATCTACTTTCTTATCTGCCATTGCTTCAGCAGATTTCTTGTAGAGAATATCTTGAATTCCATCTCTTGCACCGTCTAGATTTTTTGCCGCAATTTGGTCGATTACGTCCTTTGTTGTAATTGGTTTATCTTCACTATATGGCATATCAAATTCCTTTAGTTTGTTCTTCTACGAATTTCATAACCTTGTTATGATTTTCTTTATTTATAATAAACGCCTCTCTGAACTTCGTTTTATTTGATTCGTCCAGTAGGTCATAGACTAGTTTTACATTTTTAGCCGCTTTTTCATCAATCTTAATCTTGGTTCCATCCAAGAGTTTGTCTACGAATAAATCCAAATCGAATGACTCTTTATACATCTTCTTGAGAGTATCCCAAATCCAATGTTTTTCATCTTCAAGTTCATCTTCCATACCAAACTCGTCAGCAACTGCAAATGCCGCTTCTGTGCTATTGTCAAATTTTCTTTTGTTCTTTTGTAGCCACTTCGATACTTCTCGTTTGTTGTAGATATTTGACTCTGCTAGAAGTTTTTCAAAATCAACATCAAGATTTTCTAACTTAGTTGCCATTTTCTTGACATATCTTCTTGCCTCTCTTTTTGCAATTCGAGGACCTGGGAAGACTTCCCATCTCTTATCATCCACATAAACGACAACAGGTTTCGTTGGGCCTAAACCCAAAGACTTTATAACAACATTTTTGCCCTGAACTTCAAAGGAGTCAATGTAGACTTCTTTTTCTAGTCTTGGGTCTAAAGCAATCTCTGGAGAATCAGCAGTCTTTTCTGGCTCTGGTGCTTTCGCTGGAGCGGGTGCCTTCTCTTCTGCTTCATTGATAAAATCTTTGAAGTTCTTAGACATCAATAGTACTCCTCTGTTCCGTCTGTGCTAATAAGTCCTTGTTCTCTTTCGTTCTGAATCTCAGCATCCATTTGCTTGATTTCCTCTTCGGACTGATGGAGAATATGCTTTCGAATCCAATCGATAGAGTAGTATTTACCGATATGTTCATTCATAGAAGAAAGAAGATTCATTCTTTCTGTTAGAATTTCATTGTTTTTTAGTTCGGTAAAATATGAATCTCTTGCAAAGTCAAACTTTACATCGTCTTTGATTTTCTGCCAATCATCTTCGCTCATAATTCCTTTAAGAACGAGTTGTACTCTTAGTGCTTGTAAGAATAATTCAGCAAACTTTTGCCTCATCTTTTCAACAAACTTAAAGAACTTTAGTTCGTCTCTTTGGATTTCTGAAGAACGACCCATATTGAAACCGTTATCTGGTTCGAGTCTACTAATTGGAACATTCAATGCACGATATAGTTTCTTCTTGAAGTATTCGACATCCTCCATCTCTCCGAGGTTTTCACCACCAGATAGGGTATCGATTTCTGTACCACGACCGCCTTCACGACGAGGTAACCAGAAGTCTTCAAGCATTGACATATGTTTTTTATCGTCACGAATTTCGCCAGTGTTTACATCATACACTAGTTTGTTTCTATAACGATTCATAATATCACGAAGATATTGTTCTGCTTTGTTCTTGGGAAGGGAACCAACATCGATGTAGAAGATGCGGCGCTCGGGGGCTCTAGAAATCCGATAGATTACCACCGCATCTTCTATCATTCGAAGTTGGTTAAGTGGCTTGATGCACTTATGAAGATTCCCATAAACTCTCTTCTTGTCTATATCAAACATTCCCGAAGTAACATAGATGATTGAGTCGGGGTGAATTTTAATTCCCTCTTGAGCAGCCATTGGGTCGCCCAATCTATCATCTCTGTCTTGTTCGGTGTAGATAAAGAACTCTTCGACATCCTTAATGACTTTGATTCCTTCGTCATTAGTTTCTTTGTCTATTCTTCTAATCTTACGAATAGAAGTTGAATCGATAGGTCTTAGTTCTTGAATACCTGATTTTTCCTTTTTGTCATCAATAACAATATGGAAATAGCATTTTCCGTCAATATACCATTTACGGAAAATTTCATATCCTCGAACACTGAAATGAAGAAGTTTAAGAATATGCTCAAACTCCTTTTGCATTTTATCTTTTACGTTGTCGGGTAAGTCAACGTGTTCTAAATCCATCTCGACGGTTTTCTTAATATCGTCTTGAACAATTGCTTCGTTTACAATATCTTCAATCGCTGTATCGATTTCTGGATGCAGTGACATTGCTCGGTATTGTTTAATTAAGTCAATATCGTTTCTGATGTTTCCATCAAAATCAACATACTGACCGAAGAAATTGCCAGACTCAATAGTAGTTGCACCATCATCAAAATCAGGTGGGACAAATGAGACAGGGCGACGGATGGTTGATTCTAAACCAACTTTACCCGCGTCTTTCTTTCTCCCAATAGTAAATCCAAAAAAGTCAACTGGCATAATATATCCTTTTACTATTGTATGTCAGATTCAACCATCTGTTGCAGGCGAAGTCCACCACTGGTATGACATTGTTACTGGGAATTCAGCAATGTTGTCGTTATTATCAAAGGCTACTTCGATTGCACCAACGGTCTTGGGCCAACATCCGACGAAGTTATAAGTTCTCTTACGGTTACCTTCTCTATCCAACCAGTGAATCTTCCAGTCTTGGAAGAGAGGTGTATTGATGCTTCCAATTTCGGAAACATTATCAGCGTGATGTTGGAAGGTTTGGTGCCACGCTTCGAACTTATCCTTAAGTGTATGCTCTGCGTCTTCGAGAATAGTTAGTTCCCAATCACCGAATGTCCTATCGCCTGGCATCTTAAACTGACGGCCACGCCAAGGGACGATGATTTCACCAATCTCTGAAGCAGGGATTGATGCTGACTTACACATAAACTTAAGAAGACCGCCGTCGGCGTTGTTACCGATTGCACCTTCTACTTCAAATAGGTTTCCTCTTGCTCCACCATTCTGAAGTGCTTGTGACTTAAATTCGTTTAACATTTGTGATATCTCCTTTAGTAGTATTTAGGTGGGGTGAGCGAACCCACCCCACCAAATACCAAGATTTTTTTAATTACGCCCCTGCGACTTCTTCGAAGTCTACACCTGTTCGTACTGCTACGAAGTTGAGTTGAATGAAGTTGATGGAACGAGCAGGCTTGATGAAGATGTCTGCAACGAATTCGTTACGGTCAATTACTTCACCAGTGTTATTTGTCTCGTCACACACAACACGGAAATCGTAGATACCTCTTCGTCCCTGAACATCTCGTAGGAATGGAGTTACCATATTTACGAAGTTCGAACGGGTAAACTCATCGTTGAATTCGAAGAGTTGGTACTTAGCGGCAGTTGCGATTGCTTTCTCAAGAACGATGAAGAGTCGGCGCACGTTGATTCTGTCGAATGCACTTGGCTTTCTCTGCATAGTCTTATCCCCGAAGAGGACTGTTCCCTCGCCTGGGAACCCAACGACTGGGTTGACATTGTTCTTGTAAAGGTTATCTCTATGTGCCTTGCGTGGGTTGTACGCAAGTTTGATAATGTTACGAATCTGTCCACGGTTGAAACCTGCGGGTGACCACCAAGCATCGTTGGTCTGTTCTGTTCTAGCACAGAGTCCAGCGACATCAGCGTTGAGCGGAATCCAACGATACAAATCGTTGTATCGGTCGTACTGATACTTCCAACCACTGTCGAAGACACCGTATGAGGATGACTTGTTGAGTGTGTTGTTGTAGTAGTCAACTACTGCTGCCTGCTTTGCAGTGGTGGTGTTGTTGTTAACACAGTCAGACTTGAGAGGTGAAAGGAATGTTACGACATCCTTACGAGCATCTGCAAGGTCGATGAGTTGTCCAGCAAGAGTACTTTCTGCTGGTCCACCAATGATTAGGTTTACATCAACTGTTTCTGCGTCTGCAAAGAGTTCGTAACCATCGGTGTATAGTGAAGAGTTGGTAATACCAGTTCCATCTTCACCGAATGCAAACGAACCGTAGAAGTTTCTTCGTAGTGATTCGAAAGTTCCACCTGCGTAGGAGTTTTGTGTAATTCCTTGTTCAACATTGGAGAAGGAGTCTCCCCATTCTCTACCTTGAACTTCGGCTTCTCCAGATGCTCCTCCAAAAATGTTGAGTGCATTTGGATGGTCACCCCACCAGATGTACTTGGAGTTTTCGTTAACAACGGTGACATAGTAGTTACCAGTTCCGTCGAACTTCTTAGCATCCTTCGCTTTGGAAGCAGTGAATGTTTCGAGGACTGTTCCTCTTGCACCACTGAAGAGTCCGTCTTCATCGACAACTGCGATATGAACTTCGTCGTTGGCTGCTCCATATTTGGCAGCATCTGTTGAAGTGTCAGGGCTTCTATCAAAGTTACCTGCGTACTTCCACTTGACAGTTGCGGTTAGACCGTTTCCTGCATCTGCGGTAGTAACATTCTTATCAAGAAGAATTGTGTCATATGCACCAAAGGTTTCCAGTGTAATTCCTGTCTTAACACCATTCGATGCGGTTGAACCACTGAATCCAGTTACTGTGTAGTCGGCATTTGCAAGTCCGATGACATCACCAATTGCAACTTCACCGATAATTGGGTGGTTGTGGCTAACTTGAATTGCGTTAGCGGCACTTACTCCACCAGGTCCTGCGGTGTTTGTTACCATATAGTCTGCACCAGCGGAAACACCAGTGAAGGCAACTTCGTGCTTGTCAGATACAGAAACTCTAAGGGAGTTTCCTAGAACGCCTGGCCACTTGGCTACCCAGTGGACAATTGCGTCTGCTGAAATACCTGTGGAACTGAAGCCAGGAAGTGTTCCTCCTGCAACTGTATCGTAATAATCATCGCTGTTTTCGATGAGACAGGTGGCACTAAGTTTTCCAGCAGTTGGGTTAAACTCTGCGGCGTCTCCTCTACCTAATTGGGAAACGACAGCGGCGTTACGAGCATCGCTGTCTACCTTTCTAACTACTTGGAGTGCGTTAGCATAACCAAGGAAGTTAGCGGCAGTCCACCAATATTCTGCATATTTGTCGTTAGGCTTACCGAAAATCTCTACTAGGTTATTTTCGCTATCAATAAGAACTCGCTCTTTGCAAGGTCCCCATTGGAAATATCCCGCCATACCACCAACAGTTGTTGCCACGGCAGGAACAATATTGGTAAGGTCTTTCTCGGTAACATTCACGCCTGGGCTGATTTGAAATGGCATTGAATCTCTCCTTTATTTTTATTAAAAATACTAAGCAATTTGCTTTTTAAGTGGTTTTTCTTCATCTTATGTATAATTTTGTCACATTACATAATCCAGCCATCATCTTCCTTGGTTTCCATCCAAAGAGTTCCCTCGTCATCCACATAAGTATGGGGTTCGTTTATACCATCATCTATAAAACCAAATGGTGTCATATCGTCATCGATTTGTTTCATTTTTTCTTCGTAAAGGTCTTTTCTAATATCTAGGTTTGTCAGTTCTTTGAAGTATGATTGAGTTGTCAGCCATCCAAACAGAACCAAAGTCATCACCAAATCATCGTGGTGTCCAGTTTCAGCCTGATATGTTTTCTTCTTTGAAATGAAGGAGACAAATTCTTTGATTATATCAAAGTCCTCAACAATAAGTTTGTTTTCTTCTACCATACTTTTGAGTAGAGAACATCCTACACGCTTTACTGCTTCTGTTGTTCGAATGCCATACTGACTTTGACCAGAACCAAAACCACCGTCGAGTGTTTGACCTTTCCTGCCTCGAACTGTAGTTACCAAAAGACCATCATATTCAAATTCGGTGTGTAGAATATCAGCCACTTGTCCACCAATATCATTTAGTTCTACAAGAACGTGAGAATTGTTGTATTGTTTTGCCGCTGAGAAAATTGCGTTTGGATATACAAGCGGTGACATCTGATTGTTTCTGAATTTTGCCACCACTCTATATGGCATTTCTGTGATGTCTATGACTGTAAATGCGTGGTAGTCGAGTCCCTGTCCACGGGAAACATCCACACACATTACATAAGTGTGGTCTTTTTCTGGTTCCTTAAGAACATCAAACCCCTCATCATTTTTAAACACGGGGTCAACATATGTCAACTGCTTGAGTTTTTTCGCCTCAATTAGAGTGTTGACACTACCAACAAAGTCACATTCAAATTCTGTTCGGAACTGTTGCTCGGATGTGTTTGCAATCGTTTCTTGTTTCCATTTTTCATCTCTACCTGGCACTTGTGACCAGTGAACTTCAATTGGAACATAAGAACTTCTGCCATTTGAAGCGTCCGTCCAGAATTTATAGAATAGGTTCATACCGTGCGGTGTCGAAACCATCACAACTTTTGTTGTCTTACCTGAAGTGATGGTGGGATAAACCGAACTGAAGAATTCATCAGCCACTTCAGGAGGAACGAACGCAAATTCGTCAAGGAAGATTAGGTTGAAAGAACTACCACGAATCGCACTTGAGGAAGTTGCTGAAGCAAGGATTCTCGAACCGTTTTCGAGTTCGATGGTTCCCTTGTTCCATTGTTCTACACCTTGCTGAAGCCACTTTGGAAGATGTTCGTATGCTAACTTCAGACGGTGAAGAAGTTCCCGTGCAGTTGCTTGCTTGTTGGCAAGAATTGCCACACTGACTTCAGGGTTGAATAGAACATAGTGCAAAAGATAAGCAACGGTTGTCGTGGATTTACCAGACTGACGAGGCAGTTTACAAATCACGAAACGATTATCGTGAATCTTGTTTACAATATCTTCTTGAAAATCATAAAGTTCAAAGGGAATGAGTCCTCTGTCGAGGTGAACAATCTTTACATATTTCTTAATAAAATATAAAGGGTCTTGACCACATCGTAGATATTCAGCCACCTGTTCTTTGGTGAACTCTACATCTACACCCTTTGCTTTTAGATTTGGATTACCAAGGTAATGTTCATTATTACTTGCCATTATTTTCAATCCATACTTCTTTACCAACGACTGGAGAACTCAGACCATTTTTAGGTTCTCCGAGCATCACAGGACACCAATCACCACCAAAATGACCCTGTGCTTTCATATCTGCTAACCACTCTTCACCAAAGTTTTCAATCAAGAACTTGTCTCTTGCTTCACTATGGCTGTTATGATACTTTGTACTCTGGTAGCAGATTGGGTCAAAATCACTCATCCTTCGATTCGTACTCCACATCAATAATATCTTCTTGTTTTTCCTGCTCTTCTATTTCACCTTCAATCATTTCTTGCTTCTGTTGCTTGAGAAGTTTTTGAAGTTCCTGAGTCGAACCAACGAACAAAGAATTGTTTGTAATGTTATTTGCTTTCTGTCCACCGTCTTCTTTTCGAATTTGCTTCATCTTATTGTGCATTTCAAGAAGGTCTTTGTTAACATCAGCAACATTCTTAATCATCTGAGCGGCTACTTCATATGCTCTCGGAGATTCAGTCTCAGAAGCCACAGTAAGAATACCGTCGATTGCGGTATTGCCAGTGTCTATGATTTCTTTGAGATTCTTTCTTACGAGATTATAGTCACGTTTAAGTTTATCTTCTTCTGTGGTGGGAATCATAATTGGACTACCACCTGCATTTTGACCATCGTGTACTATCTCTGTGTCTTCAGATTCTATCTCTAAAGCATCGGATAGTTTTTCATCAATATCTTTTTTATCACTCACGAATTACATCTCCGTAAATATCTATGTCGCCCGTATCCCCTCCCCATACTCTTAGGGTAGTTGATGGGGCATAATTTGAAACATCAGAAGAAGCACCAGATGGTCCTGTAACTCCAATGTCCACCATACTGACTGCGGCTTGAGTTGCACCAGCGGGTATACCACCTTCGAAGAGTGTCGCCATAACTCTCTTGATTCTTTCGCTTGTGGAAATCTTTCCGTAGACATATGACTTTGCAGTAAATGTCAAAGTCCAAGTTAGACTTCTTCTTGTGTCGTAGTCACCTTCCCAGTCTTCTTCGCTGTCTACGGAATTCAAAATTAATGGAATGTCCATTTTACTATGCATAGAAGTTGGATTAATCGTCACCGTAAATTCTGGAGTGAAGTATGGGAGAATCTGCTCGATGATTTGCAGTCCATCTGCCATATGTTTTGTCATTATATAGAGATTAAAATTGACAGAATATGGAACCTCTGCATAGGTGGTGTCCATTTTAGCATCGTCGGATGCATTTCTTTTCGAAAGTTTCTGCATCGTATTTCTTTTTCGGGTGGTGTCGTACTCAATATTTTCAATTTCAAAACTCATACGAGGTAAGGTCATCTGAACAACAACACCATCTTCGTTTGTAATTGAACCGCCTTCGTCTAGGCGACGAAGATACTTTTCTTTATTTCCATATGCAAGTGGAACACGCAAAGAATCTTTAACGCTTCCGTCTGAAAGGTATCTCTTTACATAAATGTTATTAAAGAGAGAACCAAAGGCAATTACTAGATTACGAAGAGAATCGTTTTTAAAGTGTGTAAACATTAGTATCCGCCCTCACTGAATGGGTCAATGTCTGTGAAGTCAAACACATCATCTGCTTCTCTCTGGATGCTGTCTGATTCATCGAACGGGTCGGTAGATGTATTTGGTATGATGTTGGTGGTGTTGTCCTGAGTCGCACCCATCGAACCAGTTGCACCAGAGTCAGCACCAGTAATGATGTCACTAGCAGTAATGGTTCCGACTATATTATGAACACCAAGAACCTTGGTGGTTCCTGACCAAGCAACGACATTTGCTGAGTAGTTACTGGCTGTTACGGGTTCACCTACAACAAAGTTACCAGTGTTTGCAGTTAGTGTTAGATTGACCTGTACTGCTTGGTTGTCGCTTTCTACTGTATCGACTTGTGACCAACCAGTTTCGATGTCTTCTTGGCTGTACTGGAAGAGTTCACAGGATAGTTTATATGTGTAGAGTTTTCCGAGTTGATAGAATGGATTTTCGTGTTCGACAAATTTAATTTCAAACAGACCATTTGAAAGAGGAAAGTAAATTAAGTCTCCTTCTTTTGGACGAGTCATCGCAAGTTCTTGTTGGAAACGCTTCTTCGAAACAACCAAAGACATACTGTCTTTAATTTCAAGTCCAAACTTAGAAATGAAATCTCCGTCACCTTCAAATCCATCTACGGATTCAATATACATTTCAATTTCAGTTCCACTCTCAAATTTAGAAACAGAGTCTTCGCCAAACAACTCGTCTTTGTTTACAAGTGTTCTGGGAATGTAGACCATATCCTGACCGTGAATCTTAATAGTTTCAATGGTAAGGTCTTCAACAACTTGCTGTTCGTTGCTAGTGTGCTTGAAAAAAGAATTCTTGGCCATTTATTACCCCATTATGAAGCCAGGTGGCTCTTCGAATTTTACTTGCATCTCTTCTTCGATTTTCTGAACCTGTTCGTTCGCTTGGTCGAAAATTTGCTGTCCGTTGAATGAGACTCCGCCTGGAAGAACAATGTCTTGGAACTTGGAAAGGTTTGCACCCCACTGTCTTTTGAAAAGAGCGGTGACGTATTCTTTGAGAAGTCTATCTTGATATACTTTATTGAACTGCTCTGGGTCAATTGTTGCATATACTTCAAGAACCAAAAAGTCTCCTGCGTCAACTTCTTTTGACCAGTCCATATCAATGTAAAGCCTCATTGTGCTTCGGTTGAACCGATACGACTTAGCGGGGTCAAGCATCTGTTGAACGAGTGACATATTCTGGCGAATCAATGCATAGTTTGTCATTGTCCCTGCGTTTGAATGCCACCCATACCAGTCATTAAGTGCAATCTGATATTGTAGGTCAAACATATTTGAACTAAGAGTGGAAAACTGCATCACATTTGTGATACTCAGTGTTGAATCATCAATCGCAGTTATGTCTAGATAACCATTTGTGATGTCATCTTCTGTAATTTCGTGTGGTAGATATAACTTTTCTGCACCATCATAGTGATAATCAGCAAAAAATTGCAAGGCATCATCAATGCGGTCTTCTAATTGAGAATCATCTACATTGATATCAATCACAGGCGCCCCGAGTCTACGGAGTGCGTGGTCTTTGAGTTGTTGTCTTGTGGTGGGTAATGCCATTTTTTCTCCCTTTTCTCCTATATGTATAATATAAAAGAGGAGTCATCACATAACAGCCACATTCTGGTAATTTTTAAGAAGATATGATATGGTTTCTAAATCTTTAATAGAGATATTTACCTTTTCCCCTAGTTCATCAATACCAATTTTATCCCAGGCAACCTCTATTTCAAACTGAAGATATTTCTGTAGTTCCTTCACAAATTTTGGTCTGTTTTCTGGAACGATTTCAAAGACATCTTTTTCTGTTTCATCGCTGTACTTCTTAAGGAGTTCATTTTGAACCGATTCAATCTGCTCCAAGTGTGGATTGACGGATTCTATAAACATCTTAAATTTTCTAGTGGTGTTGATTGGTAAAGCCTCGTTCATCAACTGATTGAATACTGGGTACGACCTATACAGTTGTTCATAAGTAATTTTCATTTTGGATATTTCTCCTTCACTTTGAGTCGCTTATCCTGTACTATATTTATAGTTTCTTCTGCTGGTTTGTTCTCGACAAAATGCTCCCACATTGCAATGACTAAATCGTGAATTGATGGATATTCACTTTCTCTCGATGGTTTATTTTTAGGAATTGCAAGAGAATTAATATAATCCTCTTCTTCTTTTTGTACTTGTTTGACTAAATTTAAATCACCTGCTCTGCCGAGATATCTTTCCCCATCAACCCAAGGGATATCGCCAGCAATTTGTTTTTTACTAGAGTAAAGAATATGCCGATTCTGGTCGTACAACCTAGAATGAAAACCTTCTGGAAGGGAGTATTCTGGTTCAACCTGCAAAAACAAATCTAAGTCAAACCTCTCCCCGTTAATTTCAATCACATCATCGGGAGAATGATAAAAAGTATTCATTAATATGTCCTGACTACTCCGCTGTTTTCTTGGCTGGTTCCGCTTGAGTTAGTACCAATAAAGATTGTTGAATCACTTGCACTATTAAATCCAACACCAACGTGTGCGGCAACACCTTGACCAGGCGCACCACCAGAGAAACCAGAGTTTGTTATACCTCTTGTCGTTGAATTTGCTTTTATTGTAGACAAGTACTCTGCGTGGAAAGCATTGTGCTGGTTTCTATCTGCTGTTCCACCTTCGTTCTTAATCAAAGAACCTACGGATGCTTCGAATCCATTCTTGCCATTCCAGTATGAGTTTGCTTTATTTACAACTGCTGTACTGTCGGTGGAAATTTGGAAACCAGAGGAAATACCAGCGATGTCTGCTCCGTGAACTTGTCCATTAAACCAAGAGTTGGAATATGGTGCATTGAGACTGGACTGCTTGTCGATTTCATAGCCACTTCTGACATTGTAACTTGTCCTTGCGTGTGGTGCATACACACTCGAAGAACTGTCTGCTTTGATTCCAGAACCTGAGTTTCGGAAAGCAAATACCCCAGTCTTATCTGAGTTTCCATATCTGAACGTATCATTGGTGCTGCCGTGAAGAGTGGTTTCTCTTCCTGCAAGGTGAAGTTGTAGGTGTGAACTTCTTTCTGCACAGTAACCTTCTCCACCATTCAAACAAGAAACACTGAATGGAGCATTGATACTACTGTCATCCACTGCTTGGAAACCACAGTTGAAGTTACCCGCCGCTACTGAGTGAGATGCTTCAATGTGCGATTCTTTCGATGCGTAATATCCCATCGAACATCCAGAAACAAATGTGCTTTTTGCTCGAATGTATCCGTTGTTTTCTGAAGCAAATCCTTTTCCACAGTTACCTGCTATGGAACCAGAAGCATCAATAAAGCCGTTGTCTTCTGCTTTGAATCCTGTTTCAAATCCAAGCACCGCAACATTACTTGTTTCTAAAAGACCTCCACCGTCATTGGATTTTACTCCAATCATTGTAGTATCCGTTTGTAGGTTCGTGGTAGAGGATTCTTTGAAACCAGGACCACAAATAACTAGGTCTTGAATTTTTGCCAGTTTAGTTCCTACGATATTTAATCCAGAACTATCTTGGAAGTTGATTCTACTATGAAGAACTTTCACAGTGATTCCATTAAATGCTCCACTGTGTCCCGAATTGGTTGGAGACTTGTCCCAGAATCTAGCGTTACCGCCGCTCACTCCTCCAAAGGTACTTCCGTGTAAAGCACCAACTTGTACAAATCCCCCATCGTATCCTACGGTTGCCCAGCCCGCAGTCCAACCGCCAAAGTTTCCAGTTGCACCAGAGGTATGTCCGCTAGAAAGTGGAAGGTTTCCAGCAGTTGGTTTTCTTCCAATCAATCTGTGTGCAGTTATACCAGAGTAATCTGTACCTGCGATGTACCCTGCTGTGCCGGCCGATGTGTCTGGATTGTTTATTCCAGAAGGCCATAAACTGACCCCACCATTAAAGAGTAGTCCCTGTGGACTAATGTAGCCACTAGTTGCTCCAGTGAGACTGCTTCCCGCTCCTCCGTGAACTGTGTGTAAGTTCTTAGTTGGATTGTGGTGTCGAATATGTACAAGAATATTTTGACTGTTTACATCTGCACCTGCATTGTAGTCTACACCCACCACTTCGTGGCAACCAGTTGCTAAAAATTTTCGAACACTTAACGGTGGTGCAGAATAAGTAATTCCAGAAACGTCCCAACCAGATGTCTGTCCGCTGTTGTAATGAGCAAAGTCTGATTCAAAGAAAGTTGGTCCTGAAACACCACTCCCCCAGAAGGAAGAAGTAGAATAATTTTCATCTTTAATCGAAATGAAATCTCCGACTTCTACAGTGGATGCATCTGCAACTGTTAGTTCCATTAGGTATCCGCCTGTTACAGCATCACCCATTGCTCTTTCAGTAGAGTCATAGTAATTAATTCCGTACAGGGTTAAATTGGAACTGGTGTCCCCCATAATTGTAATTTTGTCTGCATCAGGGTGACGAATTGTAACGGTAGAATCAGAAACTAGTTTCTGGTCCCAACCAGTTGCTCCATCAATACTTTTAATCACAAAGTAAACGTGGGAGTCCTTTGCAATTCTTTTATTTTCGATACTGTTCCAGGCTTGATTAAGAGACTTCCACGGATTTCCGTTTGAACCATCGCCTGATGTATCATTACCTTCTGGGGAGATGTAATAATATTGACCGTTTGTTGCGTTGATTAGTTCAACAAAACCTGCGGTATCGGTTGGGACATTGATTGCACTGTAACTTGGCATATTTTATTCCTGTTCTACCCTATTTAGTCTCTGAATTCTGCATCCGCTGTGTAGTGGAATGCCATTTTGTTTCTATATCCTGCAATAATAGTAGAGTTAGATGTTCTGGTAACACTACGAATTCCAGTTTCACTGGATGCAATAGATGAAACAGTATGGTTTTCACTGCTTCCTGACTCTCTATGAAGAAGATAGAATTGATTTACAGTTCCGTATCTACCATTGTACATTGTCACGCTAGGCGAAATTCTTTTTCTTTGCTTGAAGCGTAATCCGATGTGAGCGGTATTGGAAATTACCCAATCGTCTTCGTGAATCGATGTGGAATAAGCCGCAGTTCCTGGCACGATTCCTAAATCGAAACTCTTTTCATAATATCTTTCACACAACTCCAACTCTCTTCCGAGTGTCTTGTGTTGCAGTGGAGTTGCTATTTGTCCAGGCTCAAGTTGAACCTGAGTGACTGCAAATGTAGGTTCAGTTTCCGAAGGGACACCATCAAGGGTGTCTACTTGGTTTGCTGTACAAGTTCTATTTTCACTAATCCAAGAGCCAGGAGTGGTAGTCGTATAGTTTGAACCACATTTTGTAATACTAAAAGCAACTCTCAACCCAGTGTTGGAATCAAAATCCCATTGGGTTGGATTCTGTGTATCGATTGGAACAGTGATTGATTTCCATTCCCAAGTTGCGGGATTAGTGACGTTATACTCTGCAACATAACTTCTACCATACGCTCTATTTCTGAAACTTACTGTGTGAATGCCTGCTTTTCTTGACTTCACCCAGAAACTCAAAGTCATATGTCCAGCAGCCCAGATTCTTGCGTACTGTGAACCTTCAATAATCTGATTAAACTGGCAGTAATCATTTGTTGCATATGCTCCAGTTTTTACTTCTGTGTTTCGGTATGCAAGACAATGTTTGCCAGGAGAGTTAGAGAAACCGAGAGCAAATGGGTGGTCAGTCCCAACAGTCAAACCAAACATATAATGTGGTTCTCCGATTGAAGCACTAACTCCGAAACCAGCGGCTTGTGTGTGACACCATCTGTCTGCGGAATAATTATATTGTTGTGCGCCAGCACTGAAGGAAGTTCCTCTTTGCCATATGTCAAAGTTTCCATTGATTAAGATATTTCTATCTTGGTCTTGCAGAGGTGTAATGACAAACTTATCATTTCCTCCCTTTGCATTTCTTGGGTTCTGGATGTCATCGACGGCATTGTACATTAGCACTCCGCCTGCTTGGGCGTCGAATGCTTTAGAAGAATCTACATCTGCCATATCCTGAGCGTTGACTGTAAGAATTGCGGCAGAAACTTTGTTGTCTGCACGAATCAACCAGTTCGTAACAAGGAAAGGTTGCATATTGTCAAACGGTTGTCCACCACCCGCAAGGCTTGTGGTTGAAGGATATTCTACTTTTCTGTAATCGTGGTCTTCACCTGAACTAAATGTCCAGAACGTCCAATCGTTACCAACAATTGGACCTGAGTCATCTATTTGTGCGTATGTTTCACCATCGTCCAGAGGAACACCATCAGGTCTTGTATCGGAAGGTCCATATTGTTTTAGTGTATCCGCTTCGACTCTTGGATAGTTTCCACCATTCTCATCAACGAATGCGATGTAAGATGAAGGGTGATTGTGGCCTGGGATTTCAGAAATACCAAGACTGATTTCATCTCTACCTGCCATATCACCTATGACTCGCTGTGCAAGTCCCGCTTCTGTTTCTGGGTCTTGAACTGCATTGTCGGTGTTCACACCAATTGGACATCTACCTCTCAAGTCTGGAAGTCTAAACAGAGTTCCTGCTCTTTGACCATAAATGTCTCCAAGCATAAGTGCAAGTTCTGGGTATGTTGCACTATCAAATTGTCCACCATCACATAGCAACCAACCTTCTGGAATTCCATTTACAACATCACCAGCAAAAGGAATAATCTGACCAACTGGACTTACACCAGTTAGTGATACTTGGTCACCACCTTCGAAACCATTAAGAAGTCCAAGATAGTTAACAACAATTGCTCGGTTTCCACCCATTCCAATATAGACACATTTCTTAACTGTACCTGTTGTGAGGGGAGGCGAAGAGTCAATATTGGATGCACCTTCAGCGTATGAAGGTAACAAGTAGTACGGTGTTCCTGCTTCGGTTGTAATCTCACCGAGTTGAACTTCACCAGCGAAAACAATAACAAACTGGTTACTGTTTGCTTCTTCTACGATACCAATGACTTCTGCATTTTCCGCAGAGTTCGCTGCCGCCTTTACATAGGTAGAGCCATCCAAACGAACAGCATCACCTACTGATAGGCTATTAGGTTGCCGAATCGTTTTCTTGATTCCAGCGTTACCTGCGTTTAGTCCTGAGAATGCACTATATGCCATCTATTGCTCCTAATTCCTATCAATAAATTCCAAAGTCAAAGTCGTATTCTGTTCTTGCGATTATCATTCCGACACTACCGTTGTTTACTCTACGAACATCGAATCCCATTCCTGCGGTTGCTCCAAAAATATCCGCAGTGGTTATACCAGCGGCTCTTGTATTTACTGGAGTTACCAAATCCTTTGCATTGATGCATTTGGTAGACAGGTCAACATCAAACGGCGTATTACCACAGTAGGGGTACGGTGTTGTCTTCCAAGGAATCAATGCTCCTCCCGTGTCGCCAACGGCACCATAAGACCTAATTCCAACCGTATGTCTTTGGAAATATCTATTGCATAATGTTTCTTCTATTTGAAGTGGTCTTCCATCAAAGTCTGTTGATTCATCTCCTCTTTCGAGTTGAACTCTTGCAATATCAACACCACCACTGACTCCCCATTCTGTTGGAATTTCAAATCTGAGTTCCAACCAGTTGTTGTCTGCATCAATAGCGGCAGCAGATGGGGCATCCGATGTCATTGCAAGCGGGGTCAGCACTTGGAAGGTATGTGTTTGTTTGTCTGACCAATCTCCCGATGTGGGTAGTGAAACTTGACCACCAGTTGCACTGGTAACACCACTTTGGAATCCTTCTGTGATGGTAACACCCAAGCACATTGTTGCTCCGCCTCCGTAGTTTCCACTGGAGCCAGGAGTTCCGTCTCCGCTGTTTCCATCATATACTTGCCAAAGAGAAACTCTCATTGGGAAAGCGTTCAATGCCGCAGGTGCATTAGTGACACCTCTTGCATAGTAACTTACTGTTGCGTGTCCAACTCCATCGACTGGAGAAAGAGAAGTAACATCTTCAATTCTCTGGGTAAAGTAAGACTTCTTATTTGCAGGAGTACCTACGACATTGTTGATTACTCTTGCGTAAGAACCCTTTCCTCTTGCCATTGGTGTGTAGTAAGAGTCACCAAAGAGAGACTGTCCAGCAGTGTGACCGAGTTTTTGAACTTCTAGTGCTGTACCATTTGGTCTTGTGTCAATGGCCCATCCATCTGATGTGTACATAAATGTACCACCCTCTGCACTGAATCTTGCTCCAGTCGAACCATTATAATTAACTGCACCCTGTGATATAGAACCGAAACTACCACCATCACCAAATTCTGCTCTTTGCCAGAAGTAGAAGTCACCGTTAATAAGTTTGTTTTTGTATTCTTGGTTGGGAACAGATGCCGCGAGGTTTAGATAACCTGCACTGTTTGTATATGATACTGAACCACTAACACCTGACGCTACGCCACCTGTGGAAACTTCGTGTCCAAGATAGTTGACAAAGAGTGCTTCTCTTTCGTCGAGTGCAAGGAGGACTGGTTTCTTAATCAGTCCAGTGACATCGGGAGCGGCAGAAGTAAATCCTCCAGAAGTGCCGGGAGGGCCAAGGAAATATACCTGACCTTTGGACATTGTGGTTCCATCACTGAATGTCCAGCCCGCCGCACCTATGCTTGGGTCCCAGTTAGCAAGGTCAACAATACCACCATAAACAGCAATGAACTGGTCGTGACTTCCGCCAGGTGCGTGGTCTTCAACGATAGCAATTACTTCAGCGTTTTCTTTCGATAACCAGTTTGCGTGTGCGTAAGTTGCACCAGCGGGGTCGGTTCCTAGTGGATACTGTCTTAGAAGTTGTCCAGAAGAGAATCCGTGGTTTGCTTGGTAAACTGTTTTTCTGTTTGCCCACTTGTAATGAAGAGTCTTGTCGCCCGTTTGACCTGTAGTGGGAATGGACTGTGAAGCAGGGAGATAAGAGAATGAAGATTCGTGAGTAACACCAGCAATGAGTTGTGTTCCCTCTAGGTTTCCAATTACGACTCCGCCTTCTTTATTGAGGGTAAGTGCATCCTGTGATGAACCCGCAATTAGATTTTCGTGGAAGAATATTAATCTTCCTTGGGTATCGCCAATCTTGCTCTTTCTAATTTTCCACAGTTTGTTTTCTGAATTTAATTGTGAAAGACTAATATCAAAGTCATCGTCAACCAATGCAAAGAAATCAAGAGTTTTATCTTCCGACAAGGCTCTAACGGTTGCACCAAACATCAAATCAATATTAGATTTGAATGCGTGGAATGTACTACCAGCAGTTTCTGTATATTCGTATGTAAATTCTTTGTCGCCTGATGCACCTTTAATAACAATACCAGCACCATCTAGGTTGACATCATTTAGATAACCAATTCCTTCGTCACCAGTATTACTTGTTGCGAGGAAAATTCTATGGTCATCGATGTGAAGTTCCGACGAATTGATTACTGTGTTTGTTCCGTCGAAGTAAATGTTTCCGTAGAATCTATGGTCACCGCTAATTCCATAAGGGAGCATATCTCTTGCGAGAACTTTCTTTACACCCCAAGTTGCACTTGTGGAATCTGCGAATGCAAAGTAATCTCCACCCATAACCTTTGCACCAGAAATACCACCACTGTGGCCTGGTAGGTTCTGGAAATCAAGAGTAAGGATTCTTCTATTCGAAGAAACGTCTGGGTTAGCAGCCCCTGTAACGTCACTGGAAATAGGCTCAATGAACTTCAAACCGAACGCATAGTCGGAGGAAACTCCTGCACCTGCATACTCGGTTCCTTTTTGTCCAATGTTGAGACGGATAAGAGTTGTTCCATCTACACTTCGATACTTGGCTAGACCCCAGCCAGTATCCACATTGTATACATTAATCTTATTGACAACATCAATAAGACTATTGCTTCTCAGAAACCATTCGTTGAAGGTGTCTGAAAGTTGTAGAGGTGTTACATAATGGAGACTACTTGCCATTTATTAGTCCTTCTTGTCTATCAATTCTTTCAAAAGATTTTTGATTTCCGAAACATCTTTCTTCAGATTATTTATTTCATTTTTTTCTCTAGCACGCCGTTTTATCTCGTTATATCTGGCAATATCTGTATTTACAATAGCATTGCTGTTCAAATCTCTATAAAGATGTTCCTCGCCTGTTACTCGTTCATACATTATCCTGCATCTCCTCCTTGGCTAGCGTCTGCACCTTCACCTGCGGCGTAGACATCACCTACTCCACCAACTGTAGTGTCGATGGTTGCATCATACATTGCAAATGCTCTCATAGAGGAGATTGTACTATAATCTGAACTTAGTGGGTCACCAGTCAATACAATCTTAATTTGGAAATCAGTAAATCCATTTGGTTTCCTATAGTAGAATTTCTGCTTATAGGGTTCGTCTGTGGTAGCAGGCATAGTTTGGTTTGTAATTTCTGGTGTTAGTTCAACATACGGATTTTCAGTAATTGTTTCATCTGCGGCAACACCACATTTGGCATATACTTTAAATCCTGTTCCTGTTTTTCTTGTTGCTTCAAAACTAACTCGTATTACGTTTGCTTCCTGACCACAGTTGATTATGTTTCCAATATATCTTGCAACTGGATTGTCTTCGTCCACTGGTGGACTTGCCATTAGTTCCTGTGAAGTATCATTGCCCTGTTCGTATCTACTAAGAACAAGACTCAACCTATCCATATCTACCACTGGAGTAATGTTTTCATTTGTAGTTGACATTAGAACGTGTGCAATGGATGGTTCAGTACCAGTCTGTTCTTCCAACACAAGAGTTTGCCTTCGTGGTATAATGAGTTCCTCACAAGGCTGTAACTGATATGCCTTTGGTTCTGGACCAGTGTAGTTCAAGAAGTAATCTACCTGACAGTCTGGTGTTTTTGCATCAGAAGCAAGAAGAACGACTTCGTGGAAGTCTGGCGATTCTACATCAGTGCCAACTTGGTTCTGAACACCCTGCGTACTTCCTTCAAGTTCTAGGCGGTACGCATTGTCAGGACCCCCAGTTGGGAACGTCATTCTGTTGAGTCGCATCATAATCTGCTTGTCAGTTTGTTCAATTCGAGAACCATTGTTCTGTGGTTGGAATAGATTTCCAACGTATGGTTGTCTTTCGACATCACTATCGGTAGAACTACCATCGGCAGAAAGACCTTTCGAACCCATCTGTGTTCCCCATAGAGTATATGCTTTACTATTAGTCTTGCAAACTAATGCGTATCTTCCAGAGGCAAGATAAACAGGCGAACTAAACTCGAAGCGAGTAAATTTGCTTGTGTCTGGGCCATTTTTCGAACCAGTTATACCAGCAGTTCCACCGATTGATGTGAAACTAAACGGCAAGACTGTGGTTGGGTGTGGCATACCATTCAGAAGTGGTCTGATTTCAACCGCGAATGGTAATGGTTCGCCGATAGTATCGGCTCCTACTGCATCACCGTCCACATCTCTGAAGAACAGGTCTACACTTGAAGCGTAAACTCCGTCACCATATTTTTCTTGGTCAATCTCAAAGATTTGTGCCATTGGGTCGAAGTAGTCAGCAACACCCGTGAGAAGTTGACCCTCTCCCATTGTGCTTGCATCTTGAACAATTCTTTCCTGCTGAACACTATCTCGTTTAGCACGAACTGGTCTGGTACTCTTGACTCCAGATGCATCGTCATTCTTTACACCACCAACAACAAAGAATTCTTCTGCTGTTGTGGTTGACAAAGATGCGACATTATCTTTGTTGTCTGTGAGACGGATAAGAAGTTCACCTTCACTGTATGGGTTGTCCTTTGGAATTTGAATCTTGACAGATGCGTTACCACCTGCATCAGTACGCATAGTACTTGAGCCAGCAACCACATAACCAGTATTGGCTTGTGTATTTTCTGTCTGTCTCTTTCCATCAACAAATACCCAGAATCGAGTGTTTGGTTTCATAAATGTAGCGGTAAGAGTTAGTTCCTTTGGACGAACTCTCATCTTGACATCTTCTACGATGTTCTTCCAAACAGTTCGTTTTGCCTTTACAGTTTTTGTTGCAAGACAACCTGTTCTTATACCCCAAGATTTCCATCTCTTGCAGGTTGCACTTCCAGTCCAAGCGGCAGTATTTGAACCATAGGTCTTTGTGCAGGCACTCCACTTATTCCAGTATCCAGAACCATAGCCCCATCCGCCATAGCGGGCACGCCAATAGTCGTATCGACCGTTCCAGTTGTGCCAGTAGCGATGTCTCCACCCGCACCAATGACCCCATCTCCACCAACCTCTGTTCCATCCATAATAACGATTTCTCCACCAGTTGGTTCCGTACCAAGCGTGTCCGTAATATCTGTACCTTGGTATGACTACAGTTTTATTGTATGTTTCTGTGTGCTTAACTTTCTTACTAACCTTTTCCATTGCAAACCAATCATCGCTTGATGGGGAAATCTTAAGATTGCCCATCCAGTTAGTTTTGGAGAATGGGTTAGGATAAATTGGAGTGTTGCCAGTAAGATTGTTTACCGTGCTTTGGTGGTTTCCACTAG